ATTTGGTAATGGGGTAGGCTGTATTGGTTGAGGAGCACCATTGTCCATATCAACCTCTATAGCTACACCCGGTTGAGCCCATCTTTGTTCAAAATCTTGCATATCAACTGAACCAGATGGTATTAAAATCTTTGTATTAGTAGACGTGGTAGCGTGAGCAACAATCAGAGACCGTGTCTTATTAATGTACTCTTGCAAATCCTTAACCATTCGTACGTCGCTTACTGGGTAGGGCGTTCTGTTATGTATATTCATAAAGAACACGATGGGATAATGGTCAATGGGTAAAATGCGAGAATATAAGTAAGTATCACCTATAAGAACACACATTTTAACTCTTTGCACTGGTACGGACACGGTCTCGATTAGTTTCTCTTCGACTAAATCTTGATAAGTCATTTCTTCGACTACTGGAGGAGGTGGGGCATCTTCATCAGCCATTCTTGCTTTTTCTACGACTTGCTCGTATTCTTGCATCATTTTATCTACTATACCCTTTGCTTTCTTTGGGTTAGTAAATACCTTACCATTTACCATTACTGCTGGTCTAGCCAACCATTCTGGCATTTCCTCTTCAGTTAATACTTCCTCAGTACCGTCTATCTTATTTTTTATATGAAATCTTTTTACCCAGATTTTATAGTATCGTTCGTATCCTCTTACATATTCGTTATTTTCACCAAAAGACATATCTGTCTTAGTTGCTGTATCCTCAGGGAATACAATCCCTTTATCATCTACTCTCTCAGTAGTAGGTCTATCGGTATGTAAATCAGACTGTGCATTCTCTATAGCATCCTTATACATAGGATACATAGTCATAGCTTGCTCTTTTGTGAACAATCTAGATACAATGATGTTTTCTGCATCATCTGCTAATCTATCTCTACAATTAGGGTCTATATATACATCAAGAGGGTCTACGTCTCTAACACATACTTCCCCTCGTCCAAAATCTTTTAAGGGGTCAATGTATACCATCATAGCTCCCATACCCATAGTGTAGTAATCGTCTATGCAATTACGGAGAGCCTGAGTCCCATCGGAGATATACCACATATATTCAAGTAATCCGTTAAAGATTTGTGCAACCTTATTATCGGAGTCCTCTCTGGGTGATACCCTAAACTGTGGTCTTCCTGATGTAAGTAGAGCTTTACCAGCCTCTACTGCTGGGTGGATACGGTTAACTACTAATGGAGCTTGACCCCTCTCAAGTAATACTCGTTGTTGTTCTGCAGTCCATTGTCTTCCTAATCTAAATTCTGCGTCTTCCTGTGCCTGTTGAGCCCAGAGGTCTCGCTTTTGTGAATATGATTTCCAGAGTTTGTGTGTAACATCAACAATGTCCTTAGGGACATCGCCTTCTTTTTCTACGTACGCCATCGTTACGAATTTAACCTCACATTGTCATCCAGTCAAGTACTTTTTGTACGTTTAGCTTAGCAGGGTCTACCAACTCAGTTGAACGACAAGCTTTAGCTCCATCCATTGCGTAATATACAGCATCCAAGACATCATCGTGTTTACCTCTTGGATAAGAAAGGAACTCTTGCTGGGGTATTAAATCCTGTGGTCTGAAGTGAAATTCCCCTCTAGCAAGTGGTGCTACAAGAGACATTAGCCGTTCAGACTTCCTTGTTCTCGGCTTTAAACCTTTTTCTAAACCGGGTATGTATAAACTCTGTTCCAGCATAATCTTACGTACATTAGCTCTTAACGCTTCTTGATACCCAGTTGTTTCAATTTTCATTCTTTTCGGACGAAATTTTTTATAAACATCGATAATCTTGTCTGGCTGGAGTGCAGGGTCGATTTTATCACGGACCATATCCACAATGTACTTATTATTATCGCTGTCAACAGCAATAGTAGCGATAACAAAAAAGTCGCTCCTAGCAGATAGACTACTAGCAGGGTCAATGCCGCAATAGACATCAACAGGTTTCCTGATTTCCTCTGAATCGACCGTCCTAACAAGACAACCTTGTCCATCAATCCGTTGAAAGTCATAGTGGTGAAGTTTAATATATTCCGGTTTAAACGGGGCGTTGTCTGGCGATTGTGCTTCATTCATATACTCCTGATAGAATCCATTTAAATTACCAACGCTTTCAAATTCTCTTTTAATATCGTGTATTCTCGACATCGGAAAGCGTTCTTCCCATATACTATCTCCATCATCATCATATATAGAAAACCATAGTACTTTCCAAGAAGGAGAGTCTTTTGCCCAATATAAGAAACAATCCTCGGATATAACGGTTCCAATCATTACTATCCTACCTTCATCACTTAATGATGGTATAACAGCTTCTGTAATCCACTTTCTATTTTTAGCCCTAGCTTCAGGTGTAGCTGCATTCAGCTCAGATTCATAATCATCTACTATAATAAGATTAGGTCTAGTATCTCCCTCAATGAATCCACGAACTCTCTGACCAGTACCCACTGCTATAATACGAGTACCATTAGAGAGTACAATATCATTGTTAGTCCATCTTCTTGCTGTATTAGGGCCCATATCGCCAAACATATCTCTAAAATTCTTAGAATTAATAAGATGGTGTTTAATACGGGATAAGAAGTTTATACTCTGAGATTGTGATTCAGAGATAATAACTATAAATAAGTCTTCGTCAGATGGCTTGAAAGCGGCCCGGTGAAGGGGTAGTATTAAGGAGGTCACTGTACTCTTAGCAGTTCCACGAGGAGCTGCAATGAGGAGCCGCTTTACTTCGCCATCTAACAGATTTTTGTAAATATCGTGATGAAAGGGTGGTACTTTCTTATTCAAAGCTGTAGGAAACATAGTTTTGCCAAACAAACCTACGTTTGTCCTAAGCTTTTTCAGTGCCTGCTCTCGAGCATACCTTTCTTCGTAACTATCTCGGCTCACCAGTCTTCATCCATAAGGGGGTATTGGTATTCCAGAAATGTAAAAATTGTTCTTTTCTGCTTTTTACATACTCCATAATCTCTTGTTGTGGAGTAAAATTGATATTTACACTAAATCTTAACTCAGAACTATCGTTTTCAAATCTATGCCAAGGGGCTAATGGGTCATTTACGGGTAAATCATCACGATGAGCACCAAACCAAAGAGCTCTGTTGTGTCTCCACTTAACTTGACTCTCCCCAGTTGCTGTCTTCAAAATAGTCCCATCTCCTTCTGGGCCCCAGTATACAACTCCTGTAATTGCTTTTCTAGAAACATCACGGTGCCATTTATACTTAAAGCCGGGTGAAGTAACAATAAGTTCAATAATAACAAAAAAATCTCTCTGATTCCCATATAAAAACTTTAAATCCTTATTCCTTTCGAATAAGTCATCTACTACGCCCACCCACCGAGAAGTATCAAAACAAAAAACAGGAGCATTCCACTGCCTATCGCCAACCCTATGGCCATTATATCTAAAAGTTTTGAAGTATTCTTCAATTAATTCACACTGTTCTATAGAAAAAGTAGCATCTGTAAGAGTATGTGCCCACTTTACATCATCTATAACGTCATTTGCTACTATCAGCCTCATCCTTTACAGGCTCTTCTACTTTTCTAGTTAACGCAAGTTTTTCTTCTTCTTGATTAATATTATCTATCAATTTACGGGTAGCTACAGCTTCTATCCTGTCAGTAGTAACAACGGTCTCTTTATCTTTCATACCGTGTATTTCAAAGCCATCATTAACAAAACCTCTGATTCCATTAACATCCTTCTTCTCTTTAGCTATACCTATCCCCTCTTTCATTAAATCCACGAAATAATCAGCATCCATTAAGTTATCTGCTAATAATTTCTGTGCTTCACCTCTCTTCATACTTATAAAAGACTCCGTTCTCATATGTCTCCGCAATTTGCGGTGTTTACTGTTTGATACTGGACCAAAGACCTTGTCAATAGCTACATTCCTATCCTCGGTAATAGCTGCCCACATAGCTAATGCTTTGTATCTATCTGAGCCATTCTTTACTTCTATACCGGATTTCCCTGTAAAAGTAGTATTACTATCTCTGCCCCCACAAGCAAAATGCTTATTAGGATACTTAGGATTCCACATAATATAACCAAAAGGCATCCTATAATACAAAGACTCACGTTTTTGCTCATCAAAATAAGATTTCTTCTTAATAACCTTAGCCACATAGTAGTCATCCGTTAATGCCCAGTCTCCTTCTTCACACTTTTGCCAGTGTTTATACGGAATACGTTCAATATCCGCCTCTTCTTGACGATATATTGGATATTCTGTGAGACCAATGTCTCTGTGTTCAATTTTTATAGTGTACACTAGCTTCGCTTACTGGTATATATCCTACGAATTTCGTCACTTTTTGTTCAGAACCACCAAAATCTGTGTTCTTGGGCATAATTTTCCAGTCCCATTTGAATTTAAACCCTTTTTTATGTAACTTAGTACAGTTAAATACATATATATCTTGAGATGTGGCGACTACATAAAGAAAATCCTTACCTAAGCTGCTCGATGTGCTTATATTATCATCAAACTTGTCGTATTCTATCAGACAATCCTGATACCACTTGTTTCTCACTTTTATCTCTAGAATATATTCACCATCTTCTGCATCATAGCGGCAATATTCGTCTTCCACGAGCTTAAAATTGCGGTTACTCACCCTATTTAGGTAAGAAACTACCTCTTCTTCGTTGGAAATAGGGTCTTTAGGAAAAATATGTGGGTTCGTAGAACTACCGATTGAGCCTTCAGCCACGTAAGATTCAAGCTTTTCCAAATCACCAGACTCCCCAGTCTTAGTATATTCCTCATATGCACTCATTACCTCCTGATATAGGCATTCTCCGCGTTGCTTAGCTTGAAAACCCTTATAACTCTGCATCTCAGAGTAAATCTTCTGGTAGTCTAATGTATTATCTTTTGTAAGATACTTATTTAGCAACGACGCGACCCCTTATTTATAAAGTTGATACGCTAAAATATACTATAATATATATAAGAAAAGCAATATATAGCAATAGCTATTAATTACTTTAAGTCTAGTGCCTTAACTCTTTTAAAATAAGTAGATACGAATTTTTCATAAAAAAATTCTTTAGGAGTCCCAAAATATTTGGTAACAAATTCAAACGAAAAATATACGTAGATTGGGAGTACGTGATATACATTGAGCACCACCGGGTGGTTTTTCACCCCTATGGGGGGTCGACCTCGTCGAGACGTTCCCGTCTATTCAACTCATTCTCCCCCCCATTGCCTAGCTACGCTGGCAACGGGCTGATACTACCACCACGCTGGGCTCTAGATACCCCTGTCTGTTGCTGTTAGCAACATAGGTCTGTCGATAGTCACCTATCACAGATGTCGTTGACACTTAACGTAAATCGAAAAGGAGATATTCCTATGTCAAAGCCTAAAGTATCGATACGTATATCGAATACCTTCAGGGGCACATCTGGGAAAGATGGCTTCGAGCACGAGTTAGACCGTAATGGTAACTGGATCCCCAGTAACAACCTTCGAATCGTCATCTCTGATGACCAATTAGAAGGCTTCACATTACCGTCTGTCCTCGGTGCCAAGCAGATAGAGAAACTCGCATCGTCCAAACCGAGTCTTGTCTACAAGACTGGAGTGGACTACAACTACGTCAAGTCAACCTCATTAGATGAGGTCCTTGACGGAGATTGTGTGCGTTTCCCGAAGGCTACTGCCTTCTTCTATCGCCCCCAGACTGAAGACGTATCAATAGACGCAAGCATACTTGTAACCAAGTAGGTCTATGAGACGTATCCAAAACGTAGCGTCCGCCTGTACATTGTGCAGGTGGGCCATACTACGTTATGTATTTTACTACACCTATCCTTAAATTAATCAAGCTTTATCTTCCATACTGATTAGTAGTATAGTGTTATGAACTATGCTAGCAAGGTAGTCAGTATTGGCCTTCGGTAGAACATTTGAGTTGATGCTCTCAACACCCGTAACGTACTAGTCGTAGAGGTAAAACAAAAGCATCACAGATTTATTAAATTAGTAGGAGAGGATTAAAGTAATCGATTGCTTTAATCTTTTAGTTTAGTGACTGAGTGCTCTTTCTTAGGGAGGGGTAAGGTATTACAGTAGACCGATGGGTCGCACCATTCATTAAGTAATGAAGTGAACTAGGTAAGTACTAGACTGTAAGTTTTAGTCGTTAACAAGTTGGTATAGAGAGTATGCCATAAGAGAACAATCTCTTAGCTGTGTTGCAAGATAAGCGAAAGCCGAGCTCTTGCCCAATGGGACGCTAGTTAAACTATCTATGTTAGTAGCTAGCATTGAATTAGGGTATAGTACCCGCATTGACGTAAGGAAATAATTGTCTTGTGCAAAGACAGGCCCTTATGAGATGAAGTGATGACAGTCATAATTCAAGTACACAGTATATCATAACATCGGATAAACGTGGGTCGTTCAAATCCCATCTAAACTATCTACTACTATTATTATTAACAAACAAGGAGGACATAATGTCTGCATCTAAACAAATGAACTTACCATTAAAGCCAAAAGCTCCTAGATGGTATTTTATAGTACGGGGGCAACTGGTCAGCATACGTGCTGATAACAGGGTTCAAGCTTTCAGGCGAGCCCGTATACTTGTAGGGTTGGCGTAATGTCAGCCCTAAAGGGTATAATCGATAGATTGGCAAATCTCGGTTATACTTTAGAGGATGCGATGGCTCTGAAAGTACAAGAAACTATTGAAATCCTTGATAAAGGAATCACCAAAGAACATAAAAGAGTTGATGACCTTATGGACCAACATATGGAATGGTTAGGAGATATAACAAGAGACGTACAACTGTTCGTCGATGCTCCTGATGGTACTGAGGTAGTTGATTTAGATGGGAGTGGTGATTGATATGACACACGAAATGTTAACACTAGTGGGATTTATCCTACTAGTGATTAGCTGGTTAATGTATATTTATTTATTAGCCAGTTATCGTAAAGTAATCGATAATTTAACCAAGAAGGTTGCCTATTGGCGTAACGCTGCATTAAGTATGAATAGCAATATGCGTAGACGTGCAAACTTTAAGTTAAACAACCCTAGAATAGGCGGAGATGAAAGTGGATACTTTTGTTCCAAGTGTAATGGTAAGACTGAATTTGAAGAGTATGCACCCAGTGATGGGAGCCCACACTCAGAATTAGGTCTATTATGTATTAAATGCAACCATCGTGAGGAACCAGTAGACTTTTATGAACGCTTTAATTAAAGGAGGTCTTGTGTTTAAAAGACTAAGACGATATTCTTTATTCGGGAAGAAGAGAAAGAACCCGTTCAATGTCATCTGGTATGCAATTAGAAATAATCGTGATCTCCAGATGAAACAAAATAGTGAAGTCCTTATTTCAATGGATGATATATGCAGAGAGATGAGAAATCAAGCTCTACGCATAACATCACTTGAGGCATTATTAAAGAATGCTCCAAAGAAAAGAGGTAGACCAAGGAAACAAACCAAGTAAGGAGGCCATATTATGGCAAAAGTACTAGTACAAACCTTCGGTGGTGTAGTGAAGACCATAGACGCAGACAGTCCAGCACAGATAGCTGAACAGTTAGGTCTAGGTACAGATAATGCATCTATAACCGTTAACTCGAAGAAAGCTGCTCTTGATGAAACATTAAGAGAAGATGATTTCGTGAGTTTTACTACTCACAAAGTTACTTCGGGTAACTAGGGGGATGTGTGGCATTCTGAAATGCAGATGTAAGTCCACGCCTTCCGGAAAAGGAGAATCAAATGAACAAATTATCTAAATTAGATAAAAGAATGGTCGCAACATATTTAATGTACAATGAGAGGTACACATCTCCA